ACGAGAATGATGTTGAAGTTATAGAATGACTGAAGACGATATACACGACAAATTAACCAAGGCATACTTGGCTTATTTTAAGGCTAACGAAGCATTCGAGAAAAGAAAATCTCATCGCACACACGCTGCAAGCAGGAGATATTTGCGTTTGATACGTGAACTTGCTAAGGAGCGCATGGATGAAATTCACAATGCTTTTAATGCCAAAAAAGAGGCCGGAAAGAAATAGGCATCGGTAAGTACATTGCGATGCAGTGGACTTACCAAAATGTTATAGTTGAACAAATACCAGAAGGCAAAATAGGCTTTGTTTACCTCATAACGAATCTAATTACTGGGCAGAAGTACATAGGCAAGAAATTAGCGCAATTCAAACGCACCAAACCACCACTCAAAGGCAAGAAACTTAAACGCCGATCCACTGTAGAGAGCGACTGGAGAGATTATTGGGGTTCGTCAGAACGCCTGCAAGCTGATGTCGCAGCATTAGGCCCAGAAAACTTCACACGAGAAATACTGTATTACTGTACATCAAAGGCAGAAATGTCTTACATAGAGGCAAGAGAGCAATTTGACCGCCGTGTTTTAGAAACAGACGAATACTACAATGGAATCATTAATTGTAGAGTTGGCGGAAGCGAAAAGTTGCGACAGGCACTCATAGAACAGGCAAAACAATCCAACACATAAGGTTGGCGGGCCAGTTTGTAATACCGCTGTGGAAAAACCGGGGTGATATCCGGACACGTAACATATTGATCGACGCTCCAGAGAGCGGAAGCCATCAAACAAATTGGGCTACTGGTTGATATAGATTGATTGTTGGCAGTCAAAAAACCGCACATTACACATAAAAACCGTATGCACTAGGAACGAAGCAACGGGTAGCAGTAGTAATATTGCAATGTCGACGTAGGTTGGGAAAGGTCGGAGCCCATTGTGTAGCGGAAAATTACCTACTTCCATGTCTCGGCTGGGTAAGACTCGCATGAAGCCTTGAGATTAGATGGGACCGTGTGTAGGTTCCGTCTGACTGAAACGATCTGCATGAAACTATTACGCTTTACTTCGTAAAGCGTTTTTTATATCACTTATCAATTAAAAAGAAAACAGTATAGTTTGAGCGATAGCGAAAACTTGTTTCGTGCAACGAAACACATAAATAACTTTGCAGTAGTATTTAAGGATCATTCAGAATGAAAGTACATCACATCGTAGAAGCTGACCCTACATTCTCTTCGGGTAAGACTACGTCTGGCGGTATAATCGTTCCTGATAACTTTAAGGTTGAACAACTTGACCCTAAAACTGATTTTAAAAAGGCTGCTGAGGATTTAGAGAAAAAAACAAAAGGTAGCAAGAAACCTTTTAGTGCTAGAAGACTTAAAGTTAATGCTGTTCTAAAAGCCAGAAAAATGAGTAGGTTTTTTGCAAGGATGGCTTTATGGAAGTTAACTATAGCTGCACAAGGGTTTGTTATATTCAATGAATATTCTGAACAATATGCTGCGGTAGAAGAACTTTGGAAATGGCAATATCCCGAAGGTCATGCATACGCATTAGGATCTCCATATGCCCAGGAACAAATTAACCGTTTAACTGGATATCATGCTAAGAGCATGTATGCTGCACTTGCAACTGTAGCTGTAGCAACCTTAGCAGAAATTATAACGACTGGAAAAATAGCAAAGACAGTTAGGGCTTTAAATACAGCCTCAAATATTGTAGCTGTAACTGGTTGGGGATTAATCATAAAGGCAATCGTTTGGGCTGCAACCCAAGGTGCAATTTGGTATGCAGGCAGTTTAATTCAGAAATATGGTCCTGATTTCTTTCAGGCATTAGCAAACGATACGTTGGCAGATTATCTAAAGTCAGAAGGTGTGGAAAATGCCAACAAATCATCAGGAGAAGCACCAACTATCGATCCTAAAGAAGTTAGACAACAAGTAGAAAAAGAATTAAATAAAGACCAATCAAGCGGAAGCAGCAGCGTAAGTGACCTGGCTAACAAAGCAAGAGCTGCAATGTCTACAAAATCAAGCGGTCCTCGAACAGATACAGGTAAAGGTGCTGCTGCACTTGATGCTAATCGATACAGCTTTGGACGTTAAAGCAACGGTAAGCCGGTCTTATTGGTTGTTTCAATATTATCTGCAATAATTTTAGATATTATTTCTCTATCTTCTGCAGAATATCTCCAAAATAAATCTTCTGACGAAACACCGCCTCTCATGTGCCAGGTTAACCTGTATACTTCGTCTTTGATTTGTTTAACATCATTGTCTAGATCTTTAACGTAGTCTAGAATCTCAGACTCCGAGAGTGAAGTCAACGCTTCACGAAAAAATTTGTGTTATCGATCCCAATTCTAACACTATTTTCGTGATTACAGCTAACACAATTTACTGTTTGAGCAGGTATTGCCCATCGATCACTTTGTGCTTTTAAATGCATTGTAATTTGATCAAATATCTCTTTGTCTGCATTGCGCAACCATTCGTCGATTAATTTTTGATCAGTTACAACTTCGTCGTCTACTTCGACACTCTTGATGCATTTTTTAAATCCAAGCGTAGTCAGCTCTGCTATTTGCTTATAGATTGTATTTAGATTTCTGTTTTTTTCTTCTTCGGATACATCATTTTCAGAAATTTGATAAAGTTTTCGTCTAAGCTCATAGGTTTTCATATTGAACTCAGTAGTTTCTTTATAAGTTAATGGCTTAAATGTTATGCAGAATGGAGCAACAATAAGTTCTGATTCATACTGTAATGTTAAAAAGTAATCTAATGTCTTAGAAAGATCGAGATCGTATTTGTTTTCTTCATTACATTTGGTGCAATTAAACATGGTTTCTAATGTTTGACCGTATGTTGCGATTCTAATAGATAACAATGCAGCGTCAATGTCTAAAGTAGGCATGAGCCAAGGTTGTTTGATTCCAGGGATGCAGCTCTTAATGACTTCGACTGTCGCGTCGCCACTAAACAGTGCATCGGGTGTCTTAAACATAATCTCATCCATGGCACTCATGCCAAAAACAGGTAGTTTTGACGGATCACCATCTATCGAACCTGGCGGATAAAACTGCCCCTGGCTTGGCAAACTTAGAAAGATCTTAACTTGTCTATAGTACTTGCGTAATGGATTATCTTGCATGTTTTAATATCCGATAAATAAAGTATGTAAGTGTATTTATATGCTTAAAAACACCGGAGATTAGTTTTGGCAGATTCTTTAGACCCTACCGCAGTCAGTAACTTTAATAAAGCATTTGGTGGTAATTTTGACCCCAAAAAGATGTCTAAGTCCGGTGCTGGCGGCGGAGTAGATGAAAAAGTAAGTAAAAAAATATCAGACGCTACGTTTAAGTCTGCTGAAGACGTATTGAAATTTGGTGCAGAAGTATTTGGCTCTGGAGCAAGAGTCTCTACTGGTCTTACCGCAATGACCAAGGTTGTTGATAACTTTGGCGGAGCATTACCCGGTGCTAGTGGAGCACTCTTCAAAACAATTGGCGCAATGAGTGGTGGCGTCACAGAGCTTGTTAAGTATGCCGAATCTGGAGTTGATACATTTAGATCGCTCGCTGTTAGCGGTGCATCATTCAACAACAACATATTGACGATGAAAAATTCTGCTGCTCAAAGCAGATTAACTTTAGATGAATTTGCAAGCGTAGTACAAAATAACTCTAAAGGATTTGCAGCGTTTGGCGGAACAGTGACCACTGGTGCCAAACTGTTTACTGATGCAAGCAAAGACATGTTCGATAAAGGACTTGCTACTCCTTTGCTCAACATGGGAATGAGCTTTAAAGACATTAACGAGGATCTTGCTGAGTTTCTTATAAAAAACAGACGTGCATATACTGATAAAGAAATTCAAGATGGCACTGCTGCCAAGAGCATGATAGCATTAAGCACTGAGATGGATAAGATTGCCAAGATCACTGGACAAAATCGCAAGGAGATGCAAAAGGAAGTTAATGATCGGATGCGTAGAGCACAGGTGCAAGCAAAGATACAACAGCTACAAGCAAGTGGTAATAAAGAAGCTGCTGCAAAAATGGAAATGGCATTAGCCGCTGCTGCAAAAGCAGGTCCTGGAGCACAAGCTGCTGTTGAAGATCTGTTTACCAAGGGAACTGTAGTTTCTGAAGAGGGTAAAGCTGCTGCGATCGCACTGGGATCGTCATACAACGATTTAATTAAAGTAGTTGATTATGCTAAAGGACCTGGCGGCATGGCTGGTATGAATGACGCAATGAATACGTTTGGTACTTCACTTGTTGATCGAGTTAATTCGCCCGAATTTAAACAAATAACCACGCTTGGTGGAATGGGGAATAAAGTTGCCGATGGGTTTGGTGCGGTATTTACAGCTTCAACAACATATGTTGATAGTGTTAATAGACTGAAAACAGCTACTGATAACACAGCAAGTGCAGTTGCAAAATTAGATGCTGCTGCAAAGAAAGAACAAAAGCCATCGGATCCTACAACGCAAACAATCATCCAAGGTGAAAGAGCAATGCGAGATATGGCCGCTGTAATGAACGATAAGCTCATTGGCGACAACGGCGCATTAACAAAATTTGGAGATCAACTAAAGCCTATCGCAGACGGATTAGAAGGTCTCCGCAGAGCCGATATTGAAGGCGCAGTCAAGGGTGTAATAACAAAACTTGAAAATATAGGATCAGCTGGGGCAAGAGCAATGGGTGCCAATGCAACAGTACCAACTCCGGGTACTACCCCGGGCAACATTAATACAACACCGGATGCTCAAAAAGCATCAAGCGAGATACTACAAGCTCTGAGAGAATTAAAAGATACTCCGGGACTACAAAAAGAAGACGCACATGCATTAGGTTCAGTTATGGGCACCGAGATTGGTCCTAAAATGGCCGAAATTATTGCTAACGATGCAAAAGCTAGTGGTCGAACAATAGCAGAACAAATTAAAGAAATAATAACCAAAGGACCGTCGGACGAAGTTGTTAAGATGGCAACACAAATGATGGCAGACTCAAAAGGATTAAAAACAGATGATCCAAAGATTAAAGAATACGCAAGGCAGCTAAAAGAATCTGTACAAATTCCAATGGAAGATCTAACAAGTGCGTCTAATATGGTCGTTACAAACATGACGGTTGAAAAAGCCAATCTGCCAGCAAGAGCCGAAGGAGGCCCTGTAAAACAAGGTAATCCGTATATTGTAGGCGAAGAAGGTCCTGAATTGTTCATACCAAAAGCATCCGGTATGATTCGTCCAAATAACGATAAGACTACTATTTCGAGTGCAATGAACAATGTGCAACCTGCGCCGATGCCAAACTTCAGCGGAATTGAGCAGTCAATGAAAGAAATGATGACTGGTATGCAAAGCGAAATGCAGAAAATTGCTCAAAATCCTGCTATTCAGGAAAGCATGAAAGGCTTAACAGATATGCTAAGTACTAAGATGGATGAGAATAAAGGCGCACTTGATCAATTACACAATGTAGCACGTAAGCAAGTAGGAGCAATCAAGAGCCAAGGCTTTGATGTTTTTGCTAGAAATGTACTAGGATAATATAATGTCGTGGAAAAAATATTTTACACCAGTTAAAACAGGGGACAACATAAGTGGAAGCTATTCTGCTCTTGGTGGACCTCGCAGCGGTTCTCAACCTGGACCAGCTCGCACTAACTATTCATCTTTTTTACCAGACATATATGTAGGCACTCCTAATCGTGTCGAACGTTATGGTCAGTATAACGTAATGGACATGGATAGTGAAGTTAATGCAGCTTTAGATATTTTAGCAGAATTTTGTACCCAAAAGAATGATCAAAACAGTACAAATTTTAAATTTATTTTCAATAAAGGTGCCACTAATACTGAAATAACTATTTTGGGACAATATCTAAAACAATGGTTTAAACTACAACAGTTTGAAACAAGAATGTTTAGAATTGTCCGTAATACATTTAAGTATGGTGATCAATTCTTTATTCGTGATCCGGAAACTAAAAAACTATTTCACGTTGACCCCGCAAAAGTAAAACGCATTATTGTTAATGAAAGCGAAGGTAAGATTCCTGAGCAATACATTATTCGCGATATTAATTTTAATTTTAAAGATTTAATTGCAACTACGCCATACCAAACAAACGGCAATTCAATTGGTGGCGGCAATCCTCAAAGCGGATATTTTACTGGTGGTGTAAGAGGTATGGTCGGTGGCGCAGCACAACAAACAGGAAGTCGATTTTCAGTTGAAGATGGAGAAGTTGCTGTTAGTGCAGAACATGTTGTTCATTTAAGTTTGTCAGAAGGATTAGATAACAATTATCCATTTGGTAATTCATTGCTTGAAACAATCTTTAAAGTATACAAGCAAAAAGAATTACTTGAAGATGCTATCATTATCTATCGTGTTCAACGTGCTCCAGAAAGACGAGTGTTCTACGTTGACGTAGGCAACATGCCAAGCCACCTTGCTATGCAGTTCGTTGAGCGAGTAAAAACAGAAATACACCAGAGACGTATTCCAAGTGCGACCGGTGGAGGCCAAAACGTCATAGACTCCTCTTACAATCCTCTGTCAATCAACGAAGACTATTTCTTCCCTCAAACAGCAGAAGGTCGCGGATCAAAAGTTGAAACACTACCAGGCGGCACAAACCTTGGTGAAATTGATGACTTGCGTTATTTTACCAACAAACTCGTGCGCGGTCTCCGCATACCTTCCAGCTATTTGCCAACCGGTGCAGACGACGGTGCAACAAGTTACAACGACGGACGAGTTGGTACAGCATACATCCAAGAATTACGTTTTAACAAGTATTGTGAACGTTTACAAGGTTTATTAATTGAAGAACTTAATCAAGAATTTAAGCGTTATCTATTAGAAAAAGGTGTCAACATTGACACTAATATGTTTGATATTGAATTTGAAGCACCGCAAAACTTTGCTGCTTATAGACAGTCGGAATTAGATAATGCTCGTGTTCCAACATTTACACAAATGAGTGCTATTCCTTATGTGTCTAATCGCTTTGCACTAAAACGTTTCCTTGGCTTGACAGCAGAAGAGATTGCAGAAAACGAAAGAATGTGGCGCGAAGAAAACGACGAGAACATTGAACCAATGCCAGCAGATGCTGCCGCAGAAATGCGCGGTATTGGAATTAGTTCAGCAGGCATGGAAGCTGATATTGACGGCGCCGAAGACGAAGTTCCTCCACCCGAAGGTGGAGTTGAAGGAGCACCTGGTGCAGCACCTGAAACAGCAACTGGCGGCGCAGCACCTGCGGGCGGTGCACCTACAGCCCAAACGGTATAAATACTAGTATGATATTACGCGAACTGTTCTATTACGATAAAGAAACGCTCATGCCTAAGGAAGATGATAGGTATGATCCTGTCTACGACGATTCAATCGTAAACATGGATGATACTCGCAAGACAAGACTTACACTTCGACAGATTAACCGCGCTCGCAAAGCCTCTGAAACCCATAATGAAGAGAAGACTAAGGAATTAGATTTCGTTAGACAAATGTATGGAATAGCAGCACAGGCAGCAGCAGCGGGTGGTTAATGAAGTTAGACAAGTCTAAGTACACAAAAGAAGAATTTCAAAAACTTTTAGAGCAACGCAGAAAAGAAAAATCTGCAGAAATGTTTGCGCCTTCGGTAGCACCTACTTCTGTTCCTCTACGCTTACCTAATCAATTAACAGCTAATAACTATGGATTCGTTATTGGCAACGGAACAAGCAGGCAAGGAATTGATCTAAATTATCTAAAACCTCACGGCAAATTATACGGGTGTAATGCTCTTTATCGAGAGTTTGAACCTGATTATTTGATTGCTGTTGACGTTAAGATGATCAATGAAATAGAAAAAACGGGCTGGCAACACACACATAAGGTATGGACTAATCCTAACAAAGCATTTAGGAATTACAACGGATTTAACTATTTTCAGCCAAGTAAAGGATGGAGCAGCGGTCCTACAGCACTGTGGCTTTCAACACAACACGGATATAAAAAGATTTTTATCTTAGGGTTTGATTATGCAGGTTTAGATGAAAATAAACGTGTAAACAACATTTATGCTGACACACAGAACTATAAAAAAAGCACAGACGGTGCTACATATTATGGAAACTGGCTCAAACAAACGTGCCAAGTCATAAGAGAAAACTCAAAAACATTGTTCTATAGGGTAATATTACCAGATAATTTAATACCAGTTGAGCTAAATAAATTTAGTAATTTGAAGCATATTACCGTTGAAGAATTCAAAAATATGTTCAATATTACATCATTGTAATCAAAATAGGCAATTTTTGGCCTATATCTACGCACATTTTCTCCTTCTTACTAAATAATATGGACAGCCTTACCATAGGTAAACATTTTACAGGAGAAAACAAATGGCAGACCTAAAGAAATTTGAAGAAATGCTTGAGCGTCTTATCAACGAAGATAAAGC